TCTGGATATGATGCAATTTCTTCGGGAGTATCAACCGCATTATCACAAGAAGCACAGTGAATTAAGTCTTGGCTTGTTGATGGCTTCCATTTAGAGCCATTTGACATAATAAGAATAGTATCATCACTCATGTTATTGTCACCGTTACTGTCCCCACAGATCCTGTTGCACTAGAACCACGAACATGGGGAACATTTGTTCGGGTTATTTTTACAAATCCATCTTGCTGAAACAAAGCTCCAGTTTCAAGTCCAGAATCATCTGTTTGTAAGTCAGTTAATGTAAGCTTTGTAGCCCTTTCCTCGCCTGGGTTCTGCTGTTGTTCCATATATATAGCAAAACTTCGCGTTAAGTTTGCAAAATACTGTTGATCGTATTCTGTTGGAGGTACAGCAAAGAAGGGTAGAATAAGGTTTCTGGACACTATCTTCTCCCATCAGGCCGTATATCCAACCGTGGAGAGCCAAGCCGCCAACCAACACCCGTTGCTGTTGACTCAACCCTAACCGCAAAGCTACGGCCTCTAAGTCTAAGATGTACTTGGTCGGTAAACTGCTCAACAGGCACTGATGCTGACTTGGTGATAGCACTCGATGTTGACTGTAGATAATTACCCCCAGGGAAATTTCTTGTTTTTATAGTTATATTTGCAGAAGGACTACCTGCGGTAGAGCCTCTAAAGGTTAAATCTGGAATCATTCTACGAATGAACGCAAATTGTTCTCCATCACCTATGTCAAGTTGGCTTGATTCAATATACGCAGTAATTGCAGACCCATCGTCATCAAATCCAGATTCTTGAGTGTAGAGATAATTGTTTGGCCCTGCTGCAATTGGGTTGTCAAAGATACCACGATCCATCCAAAAGCTCCTAGCAAGTGCCCCATAATACCAAACCTTTTGCTCGTAATTGTAAACTACATACCTATCATTATCGTCACTACTTGCAGATGGATAAAACCACCAGACCTCAGAAAAAGCTGTATTAGTTGCAGCTACAACCTTCTCTCTTTGTAATAAGTTAAAGTCATCAAATACAAAATCTCTAACGGAACAAGGCAGTCTTTGAACCGTACCACCATAAGAGTAGAACTCTTTTAGACCCATCCAGAACACGTTGTCTTCTACAGCTACTGCTGATAACGGACCCATCGTTGTGATGTTTTCTGACACAAGGTTTACACCGAAGGTAAACGGTGGACCCAAGAACTGCATGGCATACAAGGATTCGTCCGTGTACACCAAGATCTGCTGTCTTGTTTCTACGGCTGCAACGATTTCAGAACCAGATCCCAATCTTAATTCACCCGCAGTGTTTGCTGCTGTTGTAGCCCAATCGGTTAAGGATTCTTGAGATGAAAAACGTATTACCAAAGGATCTTGAACCCCTGGATTGGCCTCTGGATCACAACCAAAAGCAATTATGTGCCTGTCTCTATCTGATACCATGATCTGTTTGGCAATAGTCGGTGCGCTTGTAGACCCGGCAAGAGAGTCTAAGCTCACTGCTCTTGCCGCAAAACCGCTTGTTTTATCCCAATAATATATGCCGCCATTACGCACGTTGATAAGCAGATCTTCACCAAAGTTATCATGTGACCATATACGCAGAGTGTTTGTAACAATAGGTGTAGTAGCCGCATTTCCCCAACCGTTACGTCCCCAAGTACCAACTCCCCAACCCGCACCTGTTGCAGTTGTATCTAGCCCAACACTAACCTGATAAGCACCTACTGTAGAACTACCCCCGTTTCCTGAGTCTGATCCACTTGCGTTTACCAAACTTGGAACCAATGCTCCGTTTACAGTTATTTGTGTTATAGTTGTTCCTGCGGCACGAGCAGAAATCTTGTAGCTATCGGCGTTTATAATCTCTGTAATGTTGTACTCTTGATTTAACACGGCTGCGGTTATGTTGCCGCCAAGAGTGGCTGCACCACTAAAGGTTACAAAGTCATTTACCACCGCCCCATGAGACGCATCGGTTACAGTAATTACTGATGATCCATTACTTGCAGCAAAGGTTACGTCCCCTGCTGCTGTTGTACTTCTAATCGGAGTTATATCGTTAAAGGCACCACCATCTTGGTTGATGTAATATTTAAGTGATGTGCCAATACCAATTAGTCGGCTGTTATCTAATGCCACCCAAGGGTGCATAGCTCTCGCTGTGCCCAAGTACGATGCTGTGGTGAACTTTAACCAACCACCAATCTTCTCAGGCATACCAAAGCGAAAGCGTACCTTGTCTATGTCAAACCAACCGCCCTCATTCGTGTAAGAAGTAGTCTCTCGATTGACACCTGGTTTGAACTGAAGTTTGGTTAGTGGCATCTAGCATCCTATGCGTTAAGTGCGTCTAAATCATCCCAAACACGTTTTGCATGTGCAGCAGCATCAAACGCTGTTGTTGCATCTGGATCTTCATCTGTTGGTGCAGGGTCTTTCCAACTATTTGCTGATGCTTGTGCAGTAAGGTATGTCTGTAGATTATCTTTAGACGTTATTTCCTCAATTGCATTAGAAATATCTGCGCCATCGTCTGATATGCCAATCATAATCCAATCTTGTGGACTAGCTGTACCACTATCTGCAACGGGGTACATGCCGCCTGTTGATTGTGATACACCAAACTTCAACCAAGTTGGTATAGTGCCGTTACTTTCTAGTCTGTACTTTACTACTTTGTGTGCCATTTTTCTTATCCTCTAGCTGTGGGGTATTTGTTAATGATGTTTTGTCTAGTATATCAAAACCACGACTATTAGCAAAGTCACTTGGACAACGCGCCCATTTCTCTGCACACGCCTCTAGCCATTGCACTGTGTGGTGATGCTCTGGTGCTTTACCTTCTTTGATAATCTCGTTTTCCCATTGTAAATAAGCAAACACTTCCGCTTGGGCTTGTGCTGCATTAATACCAAGATCAAACACATAAATAAGATTACCTTCGTCTATTTGTCCACCACGACTTCTTGCGGCATTTAGTGCTTGCTTCATGCAAGTCATAATATGATATTTAACTTCTTCTAATTCATAGTCCTCTTCAGTAAGCTCATCCTTACCGATCTTCTTCATCAAGTTTTCATACTGATTGGTAAAGAAGTTTAGTTTACGAACCGCAGCTTCTACATATCCACGAGAGCTTGCTGCCTGTGCCTGCTTTTCGTTAATCTTTATCTCAAGCATTTCACGTTCAAGATCATCTTCTTCTTCTAGTAGCTTACGCTCTAGCTTCTTGAGCTTTACTTCCTCTTTCTTCATCTTGAAGTAGCCCTCTTGCAAAGCTGCCTTTGTCTTTTCTATCTCAGCAAGGCTATGCTTTACGGACCGTATAGGTGTGATTGCAGTTACATCTAGTGTCACACTCATCATCTGTGAATGAGACTTATAAAAGTTGCTAGATGCCTGTGCGATTGCAGGGGCTTTTTCTGCAATATTTGTTAGCATAGATTTATATTCAGGCTTCGCTTGTGGAAGCTGAATTTTTATGTCGGGTGTTGTTAAAGCTATTTCTTGTGTCGTGTCTTTTGGCAATTTCATTCTCCCTTATAAACCACCATGTGCGTTTGACGTTCCTGAGTTATATTGCTGTGTACCACTTTTTGGCATGTCGCCAAAGTCTGTCGCATTACCCGTTGAGGCTATAGTTACATAATCTATGACATCTGTTGAGGAGCCACCGCAAGTTGCCCCTCTAGTTCCACTTGAAACGGAAGATAAGGTAGTTCTTGCAACAGATAAATCCCCAAAATCTGTAGCGTTTCCAGTTGAGGCAATTGTAATATAATCAATTACATTTGAGTTTGAACCAGTATAACCTCCTGCGTAGCATCCTCGTGTGTTAGAGGAAAAAGCAGTTAAGTCTGATCTAGCAACGCTCAAATCCCCAAAATCAGTGGTATTCCCTGCACTTGCGATTGTAACGTAAGCTAAAATGTTTGTATATGCACCACTATAGCCCTGTGCAAGAACACCTCTTGTAGTGCTTGCTGTTGCAGTTCCACGATCAATATTCCCTGCGTGATCTCCAAAATCAGTGGTGTTTCCAAGAGATGCAATTGTTACATACTCTAAAGTAACGTCACCCCTTATTGTAGTAATAGCCCGTGTTTCATTGCTCATTACCGCTGTTTCTTTACTTGCAACAGACATGTTGCCAAAATCAGAAGTTCTATTACCAATAGAATAAGATGTATACTGAATTGTGTCGTATGTTGTACCAGATGCAGGATTTTCGCCACCAAAATAAACGGCTCTTGTGGAAGATGAACCTGCTCCACCTATTGAACCACCACCAACAGTATTTAAGTCACCGAAAGCTTGTGCATTACCAGTTGTCGCAATGTTAATAAACTGAATGGAATATCGCATATTGCTACCACCCATCATTAAACCAATAGCGGCGCTAACGTCAGGTGATTGCACCGATCCAGTTGCGGAACAGCAAGCTCCCGCCCAACCTGTGCCTTCAACTAAGTCGCCAAAATCTGTGGCGTTACCCGCTGAAGCTATAGTAACTTGATCTATTGATGCAGGATTTCCGTTAGTATTTCCCGCTGTCAATCCAAGAGTTGTTCCTGCAAGACCTGATGCCTCATACCTTGCTACAGTTAAATCGCCAAAATCTGTGGCGTTACCTGCCGATGCAATCGTAACATAATCAATTACATTAGAAGCTCCACTACCACTATAACCCCCTGACCAACAACCTCGAGTTGTACTTGCAAATGAAGTCAGCGCACTCCTAGCAACAGTTAAATTTCCAAAATCTGTGGAGTTACCTGTTGAGGATATAGTAAAATAGTCAATGGTATCTGTATAACTACTGTCGTAACCACCGCCTGCAAGAGCACGAGTGTTTGAAGCACACCCCGCTAACTGTCTCCTTGCAGAAGATAAGTTACCAAAATCAACAGCATTACCTAGTGTAGCAATTGTTAAGTAATCAATTTCATCAACATTACCACTGGCGGCACTACCACCCATAAATAAGCCGCGTACATGATTTGATGCCGCTGACGAGTTTCTTCTATCTGAACCTGCTAAATCACCAAAGTCTGCGGTATTTCCACTGCTTGCAAACTCTTTGTACTCTATAACATCTGATCTACCTGCCCCACCATAACTACCTGCTCCTGCGACTGCTCTTGTACTATTTGAAAACGCTGAAACACGATTCATGGTTGCTCCCAAGTTACCATAATCTGTGCTGTTACCCGCAGTATTAACAATTATTTTTTGAATTCTGTCTGTTGCAGCAGGATTAGTATCAGTGCCGCCCATCAGCAAACCAACTTGTGCAGCGCCGTTTGCTTGGCTAGGCCAAATCCCTGCTTTTGTATAAGTTAAAGCTTCAGCTAAAGACCACACCCCTGGAGCAGGAGTATCCGAAAAACCATTCGCAGGAGTTACTGGAGTCTTGCTTATAACGTTTCCTTGATAACGTTTATCTGACATTACTGAAGTCCTCCGTGAGAAATAGACGTACCATACTCTGAGGACAAACCCGCTCCCCAATCTGCGCTATTACCCGTAGATGATATAGTCACATATTTTACAAAGCCACTGCCTCCAAATATAGTAGAACAAAAGAATGCTTTTGTTAAATTTGCCGTGCCGCCAAGCCTTGGTCCCGACGCGGATAAATCTCCAAAATCTGTAGCGTTACCTGTAGAAGCTATCGTTATGTAGGTAATAATATCACTACCAGAAGAACCAACGGTCCCCCCCGCAATTAATCCTCGTGTGCTATTTGAAGCCCCTGCACCATAGTCTCTACTTACTGTATCATCCCCGAAGTCTGTAGAATTTCCAGTAGATGCAATCGTTATGTATTCAATAACATTACTTTGATTAAAACTTGTACCGTTTGTGTAACCGTCAGAAAAAACTCCTCTAGTTGGGGAACATATTGTCCCAAAACCTTTATAAAGATCTCTAGTTAAATCCCCAAAATCCGTGCCATTTCCAGTGGAAGCTATTGTTATATATTCTATATCAGCTTTCGCCCCACCGTTATAACCTCCTGCAAAAACTCCTCTAGTTGGGTTATTTACAGTTAACCTTCCATAGCGTGTCGTAAGTAAATCTCCAAAGTCAGTTGAACTTCCGCCACTAGAAGTTGACCAATACTCAATTGAATTATTGTCGTCACGCAGTCCACCCGCCACAAGTCGAGTTGTATTGGAAAGAGCAGCAGGCAATTGTGGTGTAACTGTTAGATTTCCAAAATCAGTGGCGGCTGATGCAGAGATCATGTTTATTTGGTCGATATTAGTTTGCCCTGATCCTTCAAAAAAGAAACCCGCATCAGGAGGGGGAGAAGGCCAACCTGAAGCATTCTGCATCTGCGTTGTGAGCGACCATACACCTTGATAAATTGGCATTATGTTACCTCCACCCAACTTGTTGTAGGTTCATTCCAATAATAGTTTTTACCATCACTTGGATAAGAAACAGGAGCTTCATAGCTACAAGTTTCCTCGTTAAAAACCCAAGAAGCAAAATTGTCTTCGTCTTCTACCCAAGCCGCTTTTGCTTCATTTTGAAGTTCTATTTTTCTTTCATCACTTACGTCACTTAGGGTAAAAGTTTCCACCATCTTACCGTCAGCATTCATAGTATAAGTAGGGTCATCCAAAATTTGATAAACACTTCTTGCAGGAACGTCTGCTTTAATTACCTCCGCAAAAGATGAACTTAAATTATCAAGATCTTCATTGGGAAAAGCTTGTTCAAAATTGTCTTGTTGCATAGGAAACCCTACAGCTTGATTTTCTTCTATTTTTATAAAGTAACGCATTATAAATTACCTGTATCAGTGCTTGGAAAGGATCTGGTGTCTCCTGGGTAGATAATTCTTACAGCGCCTACACCACCATTCCTTGCTGAACTTCCTGCTGCTCCAACTATAACTGTGTACTGATTGCCTGCGGTTACACTTATATTATTACGGTATCGTAATGCACCGCCACCGCCACCTCTGCCGCCGCCCGTGCCGCCACCAGATCCACCGCCATAAGCACCACCTGAACCTGAACCAGAAGCGTTTGCACCGCCAGAACCCCCTTTACCGCTTGTACTGCCGCTGTAACTTGAGTCATCTGCAGCGCCGCCACCGCCACCGCCGCCAGATCCATTTTGACCCGTATAAGATGGAGAGGATCCCCCTGCACCGCTTGTTCCTTCACCTAAAATACCTACGCCGCCGCCGCCGCCACCGCCGTATATGCTAGGACTACTAGAGTCACCGCCATCGCCAGAGTATCCTCCCGCACCGCCACCTGTGGGATTAGAGCTTAGGCTTGAACTTCCGTTCCCACCATTACCCCCACCTGTGGAAGTTCCAATATTTGTACTACCGCCTACATTTGCATTATTTGTAACGCCATTACCTGCACCACTTGCGCCAAAATAAGAGCCATGAGTGTTACCACTATCCCAAATACTTGCATTACCTTCACTACCCGCACTTTGACCCGCGCCACCCGCGCCACCTCCACTTCCAACGCACACTACAGAAACGCTAGAAACGCCTGCGGGAACAGTGAAAGTATATGTGCCTGCGGAAGTATAAGCCGTTTGACCTATGGTTGGTGGTGTCACAGCAGCACTCGCAGAACTTTGCGTCCCTGTGCCTAATCCATTTACAGCAGCAACCTTAAAAGTATAAGAAGAGCCTCCTGTTAATCCACTAACTGTAATTGGAGAAGAACTCCCTGTTGTAGTCGTTGTAGTAGAACCTGTTGTGGCGTAAACAATAAAAGAAGAAGGCGATATATTATTTTCAGTGCCAGGAGAGGTGAAAGAAACATTCACATCAGAGCCACTCAGTGATCCAGAAACACCAGTAGGCGCAGATGGAAGTAAAAGCGGATTGTGACCTATGAAGCCACCTCTATTACTGGGCATGTGCGACTCCTATTAGTCGGTAATCTGTTCGTAGCTTACAATTACTTCTAAATCGCTTGCTGTACCCGCAGTTGCAGTTATCGAAGTATTTTCTTCAAGATAAATCGCTGTGCTCTTGTCTAACACAACTAATGATGCATCAGCAGGGACAGACACGGTTGCAACAAGCGAGTATGCGGTGCCTCCACCTGATGCCGCGCTGTGTACATCTATAGTTATGTCACAAGCATTTGTGCCGTCTACGTTAGCAACTTGGATCATGTTTACTTTTAGAACATCATCACTTGATGCTGCGTTACTTAGAAGTGTAGTCTGTGATGTTGAACTCAATGCAACCGTTGCGGTTTTTCCTAGTATTGAGCTTACATTTACAATATTCGGTGCAGCCATATCTTAGCCTCCTTTAACCAAAAACAATAGCCATAGCTATGGCTTTACCAGTTCCAATTCCAGCACTGCCAAAACTAACAGTACCACTACCATTTGTAACCAACGCCTGCCCATTTGTCCCATCTGAGGTGGGTAGGGTAAGAGCCGTTACAAAACTTTGTAGGTTTGCGTCATAAGCCAATACGTTTGACCCAATCGCAACTCCTAAATTTGTTCTTGCTGTTGATGCACTTGCCACATCTGACAAGTTGTTCGCAGCTAATAATCCGCCTGTGACAGGTACAGAAGCAAACGTAGATGTAAGATCTACCACCGCTGCACCAGATCCCGCGCCATCAGCGTATATAATTGCAGACTTGCCGTTTGTTACGCTTACGTTAGCACCAGACCCCTGAGAAAAGGTAGCTGTCTGACCTGAATTATTTTTTACAAGATACAATCTTTTTGAATCATTAGGTGCTATTGTAATAGTATTTGTGCCAGAAGGTGAGCCGCCTAACACAAGAACATGGTACTGACCGTCTGATGCAGACCCATCTGATGTAGTTAATGTATGCGTTGTTCCTGAAAGTGTTATGTCTCCAACACCTACAGAAAGCCTGTCAATGATATCAAAGTTTGTATTTGTTGAAGTACCCCATGTTCCAGATTCATCACCTGTCGCAATCTTTTTGATACCGCCATTTGTTGTATAGGTTGCCATTTTTCCCTACCTTTACGCTGCTATTTCTGTCCAAGTTGTGTTTGGATTAGGCTGCTCCTCCGTCCATGTACTACTTGGATTTGGAGAAACACCTGTCCAACTTGTACCTGGAGCAGGAATTATATTATCGTAAACTAACACAGATCCTACGGTTGCGCTAGTACTAATACCTGTAACAGATGCAGAGGCAGAAGCAACAATCGTTACGCTTCCCACTTGACCTGTTGCAGTAATGTCTCCTGCAAACACAGGAACTCTTTGGAAGGTATTAAGTGTAACTGACCCAACAGATGCAGTTGCAGCAATACCTGTGGTGGGTATATTGTCAGCATCACCAATAACGGAGGCCGTTCCAACTGCGCCCGTTGCCGCGATTCCAGTGAGAGATACAATCACCCCATCACCGTCAATAACAGTTAAACTTCCCACTTCTCCCGTGGCGGCAATTCCAGTGACATTTACATCTACGGCACCATTAAAACTTACGGAGCCGACAGAACCTGTCATTGTCAGATCAACAATGCCACTCCAAGCACCGTCTCCAAAACCACCTAGACCCCAAGGAGAGCGAAGAACACGAACATCAACACCACCACCTTGAACAACGGTTGCTGTATCAACGACACCCGTGGCAGATATGCCAGTAACCAGTATGTTGTTTTGATCCGTTTTAAGACTTACTGTTCCAACAGATCCTGTAGCTTCAAGACCTACAGGAAGAACGGTATTATTGCCTTTTGCAGTTACGCTTCCAACAGATCCTGTAGCCTCAAGACCTGTGGTAGGAACATTAATATCGTCTCTTTTGGTAGCAGTGCCAACTTGACCCTGCATTGCGGCAAAAGTAGATTTTTCACCGCCCCAAGCTGTGTTCCCGAAACCTAATTCACCCCAACCGTTGATGGTGTGTCCCACACGAACAGGGACCGCTTCATTCCAAGCGCCCTCGCTCCATGTTCCACGCCCCCAACCTGTGATGTTAGTCACGGGAAAGCTTCCTTACGCTATACGGATAATCGCGTTAGATGCGTCAGCCGTTGGAAACACAATCTGAAAGTCGCCAGATGTAGAAGACTTATCTGAACCAAAGTCCAACACAACCACAGTGTTTGTTGTGCCAGAACCGCCTGCTGTTTGCGTATTATAAATCAACGCACCACGAGCAGTAATTGTTGCAGAAGTATACGTTTTGTCTGCAAAATCTGTAAGAGCAGTTGTTCCAGAAGTGGTCGGTGTTACATTTGTAAGAACCCCTCCGCCTGCTGTATACGAACCAGATGCACTTACTTCATTAGATGAAGTGTATGCTGTAGTAGCAGCAGTAAATGAGGCACTATTAGTATACAAAGCAAGTTTGAATTGATCCTGCCCGTTAGTAAAATCGTGCTTGCCCTCAAGAAGTTCTTTCTTGAAAGAAGTGCACATTGCGTTTCCAGTAAAGGCCATGTCAAAGTCTCCTTATAAGTTCAGCCAGTTGGGGATGACCCGCATCCTTAATTGCGTTATACACGGTTGTGCGGTCACTACGAATAGCCTGTCTCATGTAATATGCAACAAGCTTCTCAACATGCTTTGAGAAAGCACGAGCTTGGTCCCGTATGCCTGGGTGAGCAGAATCCGAAACCGAAATAATTTTTTCAACGCATTGTTCAGATAATTCTTCAGGAGTAAATCCCCTGTTTTCTGTGGTTCTAACTCCAACCACAGGTTCATCTTTTGGTACGCTTATATCTATTTTAAACATTATTGTTTTGCCCTAATTACTTTTCCTGTGCGATATTCGTCTGTAGTCTCTTTTGCTTCTCCAAGCATTTTTAAACCAGATAAAGATTCTGTAAACCTTTTATCGTAATATGCCATCATATCTTGTTCGCCTTTCATAAAGATATAAGCTTCTACAAGTGCTCCATAGAGAAGTGATAATTCTGCGTTTTGACTTAACCATGTTGTTCCACTTCCTGAACCCGCAGTCAAACTTGCAGGACGATAAAAATAATGAAGCTCTGCGGTAAACGTGGTATTTGGAGTTGGTGCTAAAATAAAATTATCTACATCAAAAACAGCATAATACCTTGGCGAACCAGTAGTCGTAGCATCTGGTGTGTAAGTCTGAATAAAGCTTGGATCTTTGAAATCTATAAAAAACTTATCTCCATCTGTTCCTGCAAGACTTAAAGAAAAAGGAGCTAAAAAGTCGCTAGGACAAGCTAAAAATTTATTACTAGCCGTGCATGACGCTGTTGCATTTTTGCGAAACAAACTTAATTGTACGCTTTTCAGTATTCTTTCTTCAGCCTGTCTTATAAATAATGAAAGATTATTGACGAAAGTTGTTTCATCATTTTCCGTATAATCTTGAATAGCTGTTTTAAGTTGATCGTATGTAAAGCTCATGTCATCACACTATTGTTATGTTTCCTACCATAGCACTATGATTAGTGCATTGATATACTAGAGAAGTATCACTTGGTTCATGCGGCACAATAAATTGGGTTAATCCTGTTGTTGAATTATAATTATCAGTTACACCTGTCGTAAAAGCAGAGCCCCCATCAGACGTTCTTATCTGCAAGGGATGACTACCTACATTAGCGGTATTGTCTATAAGATAAGTATGACCTTTGTAAAAAGTAAAATTAGGGTTATTACCTGCCGTAGCTCCGGGGCCAGTAAAGGTATATGCAGAGGAACCACTTGTACCCGCTGTATATTTAGTAACAGGTCCAGTCGTCTCATCATTCAAACGAATCCACGCTCCACCGTGTGCAAAATATAATCCTCCAGTTGCATGAACATGGGCCACAGCCCCATGATATGTAGAGGCACTTGGAAGATCGCTTAAACCCGCGTAATAAAACACAATCTTGTTTGCACCTGAACTTACATTCAATAAACCATTTGAATCAATTATATCGGTAAGGGCGGTTCCATTACCTAAAGCAGCATACACCTCATTAAAGTTATCGTTTATTTTATCCGCACCCGCACGTAAGGTGTCTCCTGATCCGTCGTTTGCAGATGATCCAATGCCTACTGTTTGCTTTGCCATTTTCTATCCCTCATCAAAGGTGTCTGTTGTTGAATCTAAAGTTACCGACGTACTATCAAATCTTGGTGCAAATAATAAAGACCCAACTTGACCTGTTGCAGAAAGCCCTGTCACGGTAATTTGATTCTCATTTACTAATACTTGTCCAACCTGACCTTCTAAAGCAGTAGTTGTTTCAATTTTACTAGGTAATTCTGCTACCCCGGAAGTAGACCAGTTTCCGTTTCCAAGATAAGTAATACCGTTTGTGGTTTTTACTTCAAAAGTTTGAACGGGGTCTACTTGATTGGGTCTTGCATCCCGTAAAGCTTGAGCGTCGATAACCTTTCTGAAAGGTCCTAGTTGTGGCTGCTTTGCCTCAAATTCGTCTCGTCCTACTAATAACCCATTCCACTCACGACGCATATCTTTGTATCGATACCTAAAACCAGATCGATCTGATATAGCGTAAGCGTTTTTTCCAGAGGCAAACTTTGACATTAATTTGTCCTAAAATATTGGAACTGGGGAACAACATTGAAAGAAGCTCTGTCACGATCTTCGGTCATAGCTCTTTCAAACTCTTCTTCATAAATCGCTTTTAACATCTGAAGACGATTAGGTGCTCGTTTCAGAGCGATGTAATAAGCTAAACCCGCAGCTAAACACGGATAGAACCTAAAAGGCATGTCCAAAGTATTAACTTGAGCATCCGCATCATCCATCCTAGTTAAAGCGTCATAAACAATTACATCTGTGCTATTTTCGGGAACAGGCCAAACTTTAAGGTTAGGTGTAATCTGTCTATCTAAAAAAAACTGTGAAGGTCTTCCTTGTGTTGTTTTAACAGGTATCGATAAAAAGGTATCGCGGCTTACACGGGTCAAAGCATAATCAGTATTACTTCTACGAACTACAACGGATAAAACATCAATTACATCCGCACCAAGATCATACTCTCCATCTGCTTGAGTGACCGTTTGAGTTCTTTGTTTTATAGTCCACTGATTCAAGCCTCTATTTGCCCACTCCGCAAGCATAAGATTAAGAGATCGTTTTGCAGTCTTTAGATCATAACCCGTACGAACTTCTAAAC